GAAGGAGAGAAAACTAGGATTGATTTAGCTATATTATTCACTTGGAGATCTATAGCTAAAATGAAGAACTCAGCTAATACAAATCTACTGATACTGGATGAGATATTTGATTCATCTTTAGATGATACAGGCACCGATGACTTCCTAAAGATCTTGTACAACTTTAAAGATGAAAACGTGTTTATTATAAGCCATAAGAGGGACGTGCTTGTAGATAAATTTAAGAATGTTATTAGTTTCGAAAAGACTAACAACTTTAGCAAGGCAACAACAATAGGTTGATTTTGATATTGATCTAGTATATAATAATAGTATTACTATAGGAGAACCGTGAAATGAAATTAAGTGCAGAAACAATTGAAGTATTAAAGAACTACTCGACAATTAACCAGAACCTTCTAATCAAAGAAGGCAACCAGCTCAATACAGTGAGCATCATGAAGAATATTATATCTAAGGCTACCATACCTGATACCTTCCCGAAGGAATTCGCCCTGTATGACTTGAATGAATTTCTAGCAGCTTTATCGTTGTTTGAAGTCCCTACCCTAACCTTTAATGATAATAACATCACTATTAAAGAGGAGAGTGGTACATCTGAGTTAGTATACTTTTACTCAGATCCATCTATTGTTGTTAGTCCTAAGAATGATATTAAGATGCCTGAAGCATCTGTTAATTTTAGATTAACAAGTAGAGACTTTACTAAGGTGCAGAAGTCAGCAGCAGTTCTAGGCATTACAGATCTCATGCTTAAGACAGAAGTAACAGGCAATATTATTCTTACCGTTAAAGATCGTAAGAATGATACATCTAATGATTTCTCAATTGTTGTAGGTACAGGGGCTACTGCTTCTAAAGAATACTTTTTCAAGACTGAGAATCTTAAATTGCTCCCGGGTGAGTACGATGTAGCCATATCTGATAAAGGTATTAGTAAGTTCAAAAATGTAAATAAGGAAGTCGAGTATTTCATCGCACTAGAGGCGTCTGTATAATGGAGGATAGAAACTTCCTCTGGGTAGAGAAGTACAGGCCTAAAACTGTAGAAGATGCTATACTCCCGGTGGAGCTCAAGACTGTATTTAGAGAGTTCGTCAATCAAGGTAATATACCAAACCTGTTATTATCGGGCACAGCTGGCACTGGTAAGACAACTATAGCTAAGGCTATGCTAAATGAGATTGGTGCCACGTGGATAATGATTAACGGATCGGAAGAGACGGGGATTGATGTATTACGTAATAAAATTAAGAACTTCGCCAGTACGGTTTCCATGGACGGTGGTAGAAAGTATGTTATCTTAGATGAAGCAGAATACCTTAACCCTAGTTCTACTCAACCTGCCCTTCGTGGATTCATTGAAGAGTTTCATAAGAACTGTGGATTCATCTTAACTTGTAATTTTAGAAATAGAATTATCGAACCTCTTCAATCGAGATGTTCAGTTGTTGAATTCAACATACCTAATAAACAGAAGCCTCAATTAGCGTTCGAATTCTTAAAGAGAACCGAGAACATATTAGCAGCTGAAGGTATATCTTATGAAGAGAAGTCTGTTGCAATGGTTATTGAAAAGCACTTCCCAGATTGGAGAAGGGTGTTAAATGAGCTTCAACGCTATTCTGTCTCGGGTAAGATTGACAGTGGTATAATGGTGAATATGGCTTCCGATAATATATCTAATTTAATGGAGCTAATAAAGAACAAAGAGTTTCAATTAGTACGTAAATGGATAGTAAATAATTTAGATAATGACCCCTCGAAGATATTCAGAATGGTGTTTGATTCCCTATACACCAAATTAGACCCTTCCACCATACCTCACGCCATACTAATCTTAGCTGATTATCAATACAAATCTAGCTTCGTGGCTGATCAAGAGATTAATATGTTGGCATGTATGACCGAGCTTATGAGTCAAGTAAAGTTTAAGTAGTGTATAAGCTTAAAGATTACCTGTATAGTATCAATGTGTCCAAGAAAGATCTCATGGATACGGAAGATGTGATGTGGGAAAAGAAGTATATACCTTTCATTATAAACAAGTGCATCAGCCCTTTCCCAGATACTATATTTTTAGTTAATGAAATCAATTTAAGACCTCAGTTAGACAAGCACCGCCAGTACCTCTTTTTGCTAAATAGTTTACGAGCAGGTAAAAGATATGCTCCTTGGGTATCTGCAAGTAAGAGTAAGAACTTGCAAGTCATCAAAGAATACTATGGATATAGTAACACAAAAGCTAATGGAGCCTTAAAGGTATTAACCAAGGCTCAAATTAAGCAAATAAAAGCGAAATTAGATAAAGGTGGTTATGATCAACGAAGCAACGTGGGAAATCAGTGACATGTTGGAGGTTCAATTAAAGGACCCTAGCGATTTTCTAAAAATAAAAGAGACACTTTCACGTATAGGTGTAGCGTCTAAAAGGGAAAAGAAGCTGTTTCAATCATGTCATATACTCCATAAGAGGGGTAAGTATTATATAACCCATTTTAAAGAGCTGTTCAAGCTAGATGGTAAGCCATCTAATCTATCAGAAAACGATATTGAAAGAAGAAATACAATTGTATGTCTCTTAGCTGAATGGAACTTGGTAGGGGTTGATGCCCTCCCGGCACCCAAGGCACCACTTTCTCAAATTAAGATTATATCGTTTAAAGATAAGGGTGATTGGGCATTAGAGGCTAAATACACGGTAGGAAATAATGAATCTAGTTATTCTAACTAAGCCTCCTAAGAAAGCGTTAGAAGGTGTTTTATCAACGGCAGAGAGGTTAGCAGAAGAAGCTAAGAAAGCTGGGGTAAAATGCTACCTGGTTGATATGGAAGGTGCTTATATTAAAGATGGAATGGTTCATAACATCAATGATGATAAGGGCTTTCCAATAAGCAAGCAAGATACGGTTGTGGTAGCGAGAGCTTCTATAACAATGAAAGATTCTTATCTTAACCTTCTTACCCAGTTTGAACGGTTAAAGGTACCAACAATCAATACTCGCGAGTGTACTGAGATATGTGCCGACAAATATAGAACTACATTGATCTTAAGGGATAATGATATTAATCAACCCAAGACTGTATTAATGTCCATGGGGCCTGATAAGAAGATAAACTATGCCGAGCAGGCATTTGATAAGCTTAAAACCAAGCTCCCTGTCATATTAAAAACCTTGAGGGGGACTCAAGGTGTAGGTGTTATGCTAGTTGAGTCTTTACAATCATTAGACGCTATCACTCAGTTATTATATAAGATGGATGAATCAATAGATCTACTCCTTCAAGAATATATTAAGAGTGAATTCGATGTAAGGGTTATGGTGTTAGATAATGAAATTATAGGGACTATGAGGCGTAATGTCCCTGACAAAGATTTTAGATCTAATTATTCACAGGGAGCTACAACTGACAAATACGAACTTACCGAGAAAGAAAAAGAGATATCTCTCGCCGCAGCAAAAGCAGTTGGTGGATATTGGACTGGTGTTGATTTTATTCCTAATAACGATGACCCTCTTATTATCGAAGTAAACTCATCGGCAGGTACGGAAGGTATTGAAGGTATAACCGGTACCAATATAAACGAGATAGTTGTCAAGTATATAACCGATACCAATAATATTAAAGGCCCCCGTGAAACATGTGGCATGCGCGAGAAGTTTGAAATACCTTTGTATGGTAAGACTTTAAAGGTTAAGATGGATACTGGTAATAGCTCCACGGCAATGGTACTTCACGCTAAAGATATAGAGATTGGTAATGATGGTAAGAAAGTAACTTGGAAGTTTAGGGGTACAAAATATAGAGCTCCTATCGTAGAGATTAAACGGATATTAACAGGCCCGGGAGATCATATCGAAGATCGAGCAACCATTGAATTAGATTTATCATTCAATGGCATTCTACATAAGAATGTACTATTTACCCTTGATGATAGAAAAGATAAATTAGATATACTTTGCAGTAAGCATTTTATGATTGATAACAACTTAATAGTGGACCCTTCAAGTAAGTACCTTCTAAGTTGATTTCTAGCTTGTTATGAGCTATAATATATATTATGAACAATTTTTATACACACGTTGCCCAATGGGGTGACAATCTACTTGTACGTGCTATCGTAGATGGCCAAAGGCGTAATTTTAAAGTGCCTTATAAGCCTACCTTATTCGTACCAAGCCCTAAAGAATCAAAATACAAAACATTAGCTGGGAAGAGTGCTAGCCCCATCAGGTTTGATACCATCAGCAAAGCTAAGGATTTTGTTAAGTTGTATCGCAACAACCATGATAAGATATTTGGACTAACTCAATACCCCTATACATACATCGCCGATCAATACCCGGAAGATATTAAATATGATCCAAAGTATTTAAAGATCATCACTATTGATATCGAGGTTAAGTGTGAGAATGGTTTTCCAGATCCCGAGAAGGCAGAAGAGGAGATGCTATCCATCACCGTTAAGGATCATAGAACAGGAAGGTTCACGGTATGGGGAATCAATCCTTATATTAATACCCGGGAAGATGTAACTTATATCTTATGTGATTCAGAATTGAAGCTTCTCCATTCATTCATAAGCTGGTGGTCTGATGATTATCCAGATATTATCACAGGGTGGAATTCAGAGATGTTTGATATCCCTTATATTTGTAATAGGGTAGCCAAGGTAATCAACAAGAGGGCAGTTAAACTCTTGAGTCCGTGGGGGATCGTAAGGGAGAAGACGGTTAGGGGGCAGTATAGGGACATGAAGAAGTTTGAGATCCTTGGTGTATCAGATATAGATTACCTACAACTATATAAGAAGTTTACTTATGTTAATAGGGAATCATATAGATTAGATTATATTGCTGAGGTAGAGCTGGGCGATCATAAAGATGGTAACCCCTTCGATACCTTTAAAGAGTGGTATACAAAAGACTATCAATCATTTATTGATTACAATATACAAGACGTGGAGATCGTAGACAACTTAGAAAAGAAGATGCGATTGATCGAGCTACTCTTAACAATGACATACGATGCCAAGGTTAATATGCAAGATACATTTACCACGGTGAAGTATTGGGAAGTGCTTATATACAATTACCTATTGAAGAGAAGTATTGTGATTCCCCAGAAGGATATTGACGCTTCTAAAGATGCTCAATACCCAGGTGGTTTCGTTAAGGAACCTAAAACAGGAGAGAGTGATTGGGTTGTTAGTTTCGATCTTAATTCCTTGTACCCTCATTTAATCATGCAATATAATATCAGCCCGGAAACGATGATTGATCAGAAATTAAATGTTAATGTTGATGGTATATTAAACAAGGAATATGATACAAGCAATTTAAAATATGCCATGGCAGCTTCAGGTCAATTATATGATAAATCTAAGAGGGGATTTCTACCTGAGTTAATGGATACTATCTATAACGAGAGGGTGGTATATAAGAAGAAGATGCTTCAATTGAAGCAGGAGCTGGTAGACGATCCTTCCCGGGAGGAAGAGTTATCGGGGGAGATCGCTAAGTACAACAACTTCCAAATGGCCAAGAAGATTCAAATGAACTCATGTTATGGAGCTGTAGGAAATGCTTACTTTAGATTCTTTCAATTACGTAACGCCGAGGCTATTACCTTATCAGGTCAAATGGCTATTAAATGGATTTCAAAGAAGTTAAATGAATATATTAATAATATATTAAAAACAGATGAAGATTATGTGATAGCTGTTGATACCGACTCTTGCTATCTTAGAATGGATGGGCTGGTTAATAAAGTATTCGATAAGGATACTCCTAAAGAGAAGATTGTTGATTTTCTAGATACCATCGCCAAGGATAAGCTAGAGCCGTTCATTAGTGAATGCTATCAAGATTTAGCTAATTATACGAATGCTTATGAGCAAAAGATGATTATGTCAAGGGAAGCAATTGCCGATAGAGGTATATGGACAGCTAAGAAGCGATACGTATTGAATGTATGGGACAATGAAGGGGTAAGATATAAGACTCCCCAGCTAAAGATTATGGGCATTGAAGCTATTAGATCCTCTACTCCAACCATATGTAGACCAGCCTTGAAGAAAGCATTAAGTATTATTATGAATGGTACCGAGCAAGACATTAATGAATACATCCAAGAGTTTAGAACAAAGTTTGTTAATGCTTTGCCCAGCGATATATCATTCCCTAGATCTGTGAATGGCTTGGCTAAATGGACTGGGGCGAATAGTATTGTAGCTAAAGGTACACCTGTTCACGTAAGGGGTGCCCTATTATATAATCATATGATAAAGGAAAAGAAACTTATTAATAAGTTCCCCCTTATCGGAGAAGGAGAGAAGGTAAAGTTTATTTACCTTAAAACTCCTAACATTATCCAAAGCCATGTTGTATCATTTATAACATTGTTCCCGGATGAGTTAGGATTGCATAAATCAATTGATTTTGATTTACAATTTGAAAAAGCTTTCATGTCGCCCCTCATGGCTATATTGAAGCATTTAGAATGGAATATAGACTTGAGCTTTGGCACTCAAGCTACATTAGAAGATTTTTTTTAAAGGAGAAAGTATGAAAGAAAATGAAGTGGTTACCGTAGCCCTTATTAACGGCGCAGAAGTTATTGGTTTATTTGTATCAGAGACTAATGATGAGAT